GCATTTCTTGCATTACCAGTAGTTGATGTAGTTGTCCAGTTACCGTACCAAGAGTCCGAACCACCTGTGTACTGACCATGTGATGTATCATCTGTGATAGATGCAACCATAACCCAATACTTTCCATTGGTGTCTTTATATGCATATACTTCTTCTATATTAGTTCCATCAAACTTAATATACCAATATCCAGAACCAGGATCATCACTTGATAAGTTTGCTAGTGATGTATATGGTGCGTTAGATGTACCATTCTCTCCGTAATATTGTATCCATGTGCTTCCGTTATAGAGTTCAACTGCACCTAATGTTGTATTCCACCTTATATATCCTGGTGAAGGTGAATTTGGTCTTTCACCAGTTGTGCCTGTAGGAAGACGCAAGGCACCAGTTCCATCATGATATACATTACCGTTTATCTGCAGCGTATGTCCTGTAGGAATTGTAGATTGATTAAGTGATGCAGGTATACCACCGATACTACCTACAGTAAGTTTGCTCATTTGAACAGGTTATAGTATTTCTATTTATTGTCCTGGCGTTGGATATTCTTCAACCCATGCAGTAACAATATACTTATCATTATTTAGGGGAGGATTTCCTCTGTGTGTCCATGCCCAATCACAGGGAAATATTACAAATTTACCTGCCTTTGGGGTGACTCTGAAATGTTGATATAAAAATTCTGTTTCACCACCTTCAAATCCATCGTTCAGATAGATCATAGTTGCTAACTTACGGTATGGTGCAGAGGGTGTTGACTCATAATGCCAAGCATGATAACCCTGTCCTGGTTCTGTTTTTTGAATCTTTGCCATAGTATGTTGAAACCTACGACCAACTAAGATGTCATATTTTAGCACATACTCTCGTAGTGCTTGGTCAGTAACATAGTTCCAACGTTGGAAGATTGAACGTGATAGATTATCGTGAAAATATTCTACTGGTAATTCATGCATAAAGATTTGAGAATCAGCAGCACCTTTCTCTGAATGTCTCTTGATTGTCAAACCATTAGTTGATATGAACTTATAGTATTCTATTATATCTGTACAATCTAAGTTAGTTTCAAACTCAGATATAAAGTTATCATGATGTATAGACTTTGTGATTACAGGTTCACCACCTGCAAAAGGACTCATTACCATTTATTGATCGGGCAGTTGAATATTGGAAAGCGTGCTTTAACTGCAAGCACACAGTTACATTTAGTACAGATCCCAATAGGGGATTTATACTGACAGTCATTACATATTTTAATTCTTTTTTGATATAATGTCAAGTCAGGTACATCACCATCCTCGACAATCAGTTTAGCCTGACCAGACACCGTTATTAAATACTTCTAGTTTTTGTGTTGATAGATTATATCTTAGTTCTCCGTTTTCATATCCTCTTCTTGGTGAATGAGTTATTTGTCTAGCAGCAAATGCAGTAGTAGTACCAAATGGTAATGGTAAAGCACTTTGGTTTGTAACTCTCAACTCTGATCCACCTTTGAATGCCATATCACTATCTTCATCTATTGTGACTGTAAAGTTAGGTGAAAGACCTTGTATGTTTCGTACTCGTAACTTCATCTAACACTCCATGCAGCACCTGACTCGACTGTAACAGTAAAACCAGAATTTATGGATATAGGACCTGCACTCATTCCGTTGGTAAACTCAGCACCATTGTTTGCACTTGGTCCGACTGTAAGATTCTCTGCGATTACATTATTATTTGTTCGTACAATACTATCAGTTCCTATAGCAGGTCCTCCTCCTGCAACTGGTGTCCAACCTGCACTACCTGTACCATCATCTGCTTTATATATTTCTGCTTGGTCTATTGTAGTATTAAATCTCAATGTACCGACTGATACACCAGTAGGTCTTGTAGACTGAGTACCAGAAGGTAACCTAAACACTGAGTTATCATTCAAAAAACTCAATGTAGTTATAATTGCACTTGTAGTGTTTGCGATTTGATTACCGCTTATTCTTGTCGTTGCCATGTTAGATAGGTAGTTCTAGAATGTGAACAGTATCTGATGCTAGAGGTGCATCATTCATTATTACGCTTGATCCGTTAGCATTTACTGTGTAGTTATCTGTTGGTGCTTGTCTTACACCATTAAGGAATACTAATACAGAGTTGACACTATGTTTGATGCCTCCACTATATGTAGTAATGTTGAAACTCTGGTTAGAACCATTACCAGTATATGTTTTAGGAATATACTTATCAGCACCAACACCACCTCTACCAGTAACAACTAAGTCACCATCGACTTTAGCACTGCCTAATATACCAACTCTGAATCCAGATACAGCAGCAGTACCAATACCAATATGTTGAGTGCCAGAGAAAGTGTCAATATTGATTTCACCAGTATCTGTGAGACCAAACTCTGACCATGCTCCATTGTAGTATATCCAACCAAGAGATTTCCCAGGCGTCCAGTTAATATTATAAACAAGGTCACCGTCAGCAGGTGTATCGTATCCTGTGATATTAGAGAAGTCTGGTTGTCCACTTGCATCAGCAGGTGCGAGTAGAGTTTGTTTGATAACTGTACCATCTTGGTTATAGTAAGAGATCTTTCTTGCTTGAAGGTTGTTAGTAAAGGTTGTTAAACCTTGGAATGTAACAGGACCTGCAAAGATAGATTCTAACTGGTTAGATGCTCCACCGATTACAGTCAGTTTATCAGTCAGCACCAACTCAGAGAATGTCTGAATCGTTGTGCTTTCTTCTCCAACAACGTTTAACTGTGCGATGTCTTCGTTAGTAATCTGACCTGTAACAGGGTTGATAACTTGGTTACCAATGAATAGGTCACCGTTAGAGTTAAGTCCAGAGTAGAATGAAACTCCTCCTTCTTCTTTAATGGACTGTGAGAATCTAATCTGTTCTTGAGTTAGTGTCTCAACTTGGGTTTGCGGGAACGCTGTACTATAGTTTCCAGGTCCGAAACCAAGGTATTCAAATGTGTGATTACCTGATCTGAGGATAGAGTGACGTCGGAACTCGACATTGATCGGTGCGACTGTTCCATCATTATTTTCTCGAATCTTAATTTTTCGTGTTTCCTCATCACCTGCTCGTGCAGTGAGTTGCACATTCGAGAGAAGTTCGTTTCCTGAGTCATAGTTTGGTGTTGTACCTGGTTGTGTCCAACCTGTGTCTGTTAATAGGAATACTATTGCTTCCTTTGTAATAGATAATTTCGGATCTTTGGCGGGTGGAACTGCTCCATCAGTAGCATTAACAAGACCGATAGTAACGTTATCAGCAACTGAGACTGCAGCAGTAGGATCGGCAACTGGATTATCTCTGTCAAACGTAGGATAAACTTCATTAACGTTTTGTGAGAACTTCCTATTGTCGAAGTTGGTTGCACTTGGTGCAATAGACCCGCATAATAAAGTTAGATAGTAAATACCATCTGCTACACCTCTTTCAAATGCTTGAACAACTTCAATATCATATATGTAAAAACATCTTTGTAAGTTAAATGATGTGGTATCACTATTCAGAGGTTGTAATACGAAACCAGAGATAGGATCTCTAGGTAGAGGATTAGTTTTATCCTTATCAATCACATATCTTACACGATAGGTTCTATCTTGTAAGTCACGAGGATCGGGGATCCTCTTAATAAATGTGCTTGGTGTAAAGTTTACAGTATTATATTGTGTATTATTTGATAATGTACTATAAATTTCATTTGCATTATTTCCTGTTGTATCAGCCATGACTGATAGATACCAACCACCAACTTGTCCTGCTACACCACCGATTGTATATTGTGTGCTATCAAACTGGATCGGTGATCCTGCTTCACCAGGTGATTTTCCTGATACACTAGGTCCGTATGGTGATATGGATGCTGACTGTGTAGTTGCAGCAGTAGCACCGTTTGCTACAAGTAAACAGTTTATCTTATCTGGGACTGCACTAGCACCTGTACCATCTTGTCTAGCACCGATTGTAAAACCCTGTACCCTTGATGTTGGTGGTGATGCTTCAGTTGTATAACCATATAAGTATAGTCTTGATCCTGGTTGTAATCCTTGTCCTGCAAGTGATGAGTTAATAGTTTTAGTTCTCTGTATA